GCAGTTCAAACACCATCCCAAACCAGTCACGGCGCGTATCAATAGATAAATGAGGGTTTACGACATAGAGCCAATGCGTTTATTAAGACGCTCATCATATTGGGTAAGCTTTGTCTCATACATATTCCTCCGACCAACATCAAAGTCGTTTGAAGCACACACTATCGCATAAAATCTAGTATTGTTGTAGTGATGTTGTTTAAGATCGCGCAAAGTCATGTCTTCTAAGTGAGCGAGAGTATGCTGATCAATTCTCTCATACATTTGAGTTAAAGCCGCTTCATCTCCGTGATATGCTTGTTGTAAAATCATCTCGCTGTTAGTCATGGCTATATAATTCATATTAATAACATTCGCTTCAGCTAACAAGTTAACTAATATCTGAATAAATTTAGAGCAGTATTCATATCTCTGAGCCGTATATGTAAAAGTTAAAACTCGAGAAGAGGTACGCTGACGGCTGAAGTCTCCAATGTGTATAGTATTATTACGTGTACGTGGTGTCCTAGTTACTGCATCAGCATGATTGAATAACATACAAACGTATAAGCATTGAAAGTAAATTTCATATTTAGCATAGCACTCACGTCTTGCTTGTCCCTCATTATTGACTAAATCTATGAAAAAAGCTAACCATTTCCAATTCGCTACGTCGCGGCACAAACCTTGAAGATGTAAATATTTAGAAGGAATTACGATATCAAACCGAGGCATAGTCTCCGTTGGTGCACGACGATATAAGAAAGTCAAATCCTCAAACGCATCTGTTACGTTTACCTTCTGAGCAGGAATCTGAAAACTATTGATATGTTTAAAGCAAGCAGCAAATTTCTTAACTTTTGCATCATCATAGTACTCATGACCCGACCGTTGAGTGCGGTGAATTATTCCACTTGTTGAGAGGTATCCGATTGGCACGTCTTTATCCAACGAACACAAGCTACTAATGTAATTAGAATTATATCCTGCGTGAAAGTCTGGGCATAATATAGGCGATACTAACTCATTTTCGATACTAATATCATATGTAATATTGCGCGGGGGTAATTCGGCGTGAGTAACATTTCCTAATGCATGCTTTGAAAAATTGCCTTGGTTATTGTCAACAAATTCTATGTCTGTTATGAATGTCTCTGCTTGGACTACGGCTTGATCAGACGTATTAATGTTGCATTTCTGCGCAATGGCTCTTGTGTAGGTGTCATCCATCTCTGATACTTTTGGTGTTTTTTAA